AGTGGTGGTCAAATTACCAATTATGATAAAATCGAATCATCAATGACTCCTGTGGTATTTCGCGGAATTACCAAAAGCAAACATATGCGAGCATGTGAAGCAAAAGGAAGAGATTACTACTATATCGACACTGGATACTTTGGTAACGTAAGAAAGAAATTTTATCATAGAATTACAAAAAATGCCATGCAAAATATAGGACCAGTGATCGAACGACCATTTGATAGACTGGCATTGATTGGTTGGCAAAAACGTAAATTCCGCCCCGGTCGTAACATCTTAATCTGCCCACCTAGCGGTAAGGCCATGGAAAATTTTGGACTTGATTTAAAAGAATGGATTGAAAATACTGTAAACACTATTAAAGCAAACACTGATCGACCTATTGTTATTAGAGAAAAACTCAGTCGCCGTGAACGTAGTTCAACAGATACTATGGAAATGGCATTAGAGCGTGATGTGCATTGTCTTGTAACTTATAACAGCATTGCAGCCACAGAAGCAGTATTGTTAGGTAAACCAGCATTTACACTTGGCCCCAATGCTGCTCACAGTGTTAGTTCTAACGATTTAACGCAGATAGATACACCTTACTATCCAACATTAGACGAGGTAGAAGCGTGGGCTGCTCATTTATCTTATTGTCAATTTTCTGAAGCTGAAATGATGAACGGCACAGCGTGGAGAATTTTAAACGATCATGCATGATGTTGTAGTCTATTTTAGTTCTATACATAAACAAACGCCCGGAAGAAAGATTGACACGCTTCAGGCGTTTGCTGACGGTGCAAGAAAATGTGGTGCTAGTGTTCATATAGAAAGTCAACATATATTTCGTCCATCTAAACTGGCAGTGATATTAGGATGGCCAAGTCCTATACAAACAACTCCTAACATTAAACTTCGCGCTGAAATTGTAGAAAAACAACGACTCAGTGGTAATCATGTAATGTCAATTGATGCAAACTGTTTTAAATTTTGTGATCAAGAAAGTTTATATTTACGATACAGTATCAACGATGTGCAATACGACAAAGGCGAATACGCTAATAAAAATTCAACCAGCGATCGATGGGATCAATTATCCAATGATTTAAAAATCTCTATGGCCGATTGGAAATCTAATGGAGACTATATTCTATTCTTAATCCAACGCGACGGCGGCTGGGGTATGAAAGGTCTCAGTCCAGTTGAATGGACACGAGACAAAATACGACAAGTTAGACAACATACTGATTTACCCATTGTATTACGACCTCATCCTGGTAGGATATCAGATTTAACACCATTACTTGGCCATAACATTTCAATCAGTGATAGTGTAAACAAACCACTGATGAAAGATTTAAAACACGCTAGAGCTTCATTGGTCTTTAACAGTAGTAGTGGAGTAGCCAGTATTCTTAGTGGTGTGCCGTTGTGGGTAGACGACAGCAGTAGCGTCTGTTGGGACGTTGCTAACAAAAGTATTACAAGTATAAATGCCCCTATGTTATTTGACAGAACACAGTGGATATATGATTTGGCCGCTTGTCATTGGACTGATGAAGAAAGTTGCCAAGGTCTTGTTTACAAACAATTCTTGCCCTATATCAAATAATGTCAAAAGTTATATCTTGTTTCGGTTGTAGTTTTACAGGCGGTGTTTTTACTGATTCCGAGCCTAGAGAATCGTGGCCGTACCAACTGTCATTATCTAGACCAGACTTAAAAGTCTATAATTTTGGAAAGCAAGCAACCAGCGCATTATTTTCATTAAACATGATTGATCAAGTGTCTGAACAATTAAAATCAGATTTAGTTATAACACAACTCACTGAGCCAACAAGAATGACGTTTTATGATCCAGGATTTAAATTAAATCTTAAACAAGACTTATTACAAATTTCAGATAATTATTGGGTATTGCCGATGAGTATCAAAGGCATTTGGCCTTTTAATGGGGTCAGCGGAAAAAGACAAACTAGGGAAAACTTCTCAAACCCTTCGACTGCAGAAAAATATCAATTACTAAAAAATCTTATGGTCATGCATGAAGATCAAAATCATTTTGATCCCGAGTATAGAGCATTTTCTCACAGAGCAAGATTTTTATCCGATCTAGTATTTTTTCACAGAAAACTGTATAGAGAAGTGCCGGGATTAGAAAATATACCGTGTGTTGAAAAACTATTAGGTACTGAAAAATTTTTAGATCTTGTTATAGACAAAGGATTTCACTTTGGCACTGATGGAGCGCAATGGATATCGAACTGGGTGATCGAAGAATTAAAATTATAAATGTTTATTTTCTTATTAATAATTCTGTAGAATGTTGTGGAATTTCTGATGCCATATCTGCATCTTTGGCGTTTTCTAACTTGGCTGTTCTAGCACGTAACTCGCTAGAAGAATAGATATGACCACGTTTATGGTAATGTAATTCGATGCCAACGTCCATACAATATTGCTTACCTGTAAAGTCTCTATTTAAATATTCTTCACTTAAAAATCTAATATGGATTGTCTGCGTTTGCAATAATTGTAATAAATCAAACTCTGTTTCGTAGATTAAAATTTCATCAACATACTTACATGCCTGAAGCTGAACATACCGTTCATAGGCGCTTTGCACAGGTTTATTTTTTGAACCAGGACGATCAATTGTTGGGTCAATCTGTAAAGCAACTACAAGATAATCGCATAATTCTTTCTCCATTTTTAACATTGTTACGTGGCCAGCATGTAACAAATCAAAACTACTGCAATTAAATCCTATTTTCATTTGCAAGACCTCCTAAAGGAATTGAATACCAATCGTTAATTGGATGAACTGTGTCTCTAAACCACCAATACAAATCTGGACCCGTCCAATCAGAAAATTGTTCCTTGTACCATTCGATACTACGGGGATATGTTACCCAATTAGGATCATACATTCTTTTTTTAGCCTTTACAGGTTTGTCTGGTTTGTGTAATCCTATGAATACAAATTTAGTAGCATAGGTCATTAATTTATTCTTTAACCAAGGAATATCCACATCCGGAATACTGCCTAATACCTGCGTACATATGACAGCATCAAACTGTTCACCGGCAGGTTCAGTTTCAAATTCTTTTACACAGGGATCAAATTTATAAACACTTTGTGCATTTATTCTAGTTTGAAAAGTCATAGGTTCTGTTACTTGCCCGTGAGGCATTCCATAAGAAAGTAGATTTTGATACTGCCTGCCTTTGCCGCATCCGTAGTCTAACACAGTTTTAGCATTGTACTTGTCCATGAGAACACGAATTTGATTGTGATAATTTTTACAATCGTCGCCACCCCAACTGCTGTTGTTCAGTTGAAATTGTTTTCCTATTTCTACGCTTTGTAAGTAGTACTCACTGGGCATTATAATTTTCCTATAAACTTTTTATTATTTGCCACCCACTGTTGAGCAGTTTCTGATTTATAATATTCACTGGTCCAGTCACTGTATATTTGCCAATTGTTTGGTATATCATAGTCTTTTCTTAAAAGATACATTTGACAACTAACAACAACTGCCCTAGCATCAGATGCTAGGATATATTTAAACATCACATTTCCACTTTTGTGCTTTGGACCATTTAGTCTTGTAACAATAGATTCTTCTGTGTCTATGCTAGATCTACGGGCAATTATGGTAAAGTCTGTGACTTTTTTATTAGTGGCATCATTGCGTTCATGTAGTTTGTCAAAGTGATTTGTAAAATCTACGCCCATAAATGCTACATCGTTATTTCCGTTGACAACTTCGTTTAGTTCGCTTAATACTACAGGCATTGAATTATTTGTAAACCAGAGATCGGTTCTTAATTTAATAATAATATCTTCGTCAACTGATTTAACAGCCTGTAAAAAATCCCAGACTTGTATTCCACCACTAGAGGTAAACGGCCCATCCGTACTAGGTCCTGGTCTAGTAAAATCATAGACGTTAACAGTATGCTGGGTTTTTAACAATTCAATCAACGCCTGATGATTAGCAGTTGAAGTCTTATCAAATTTACGTTGACCAATGTATACTACGGCAATTGCCATTTTTTAAAATCCTCTATATTTAAATCCTGCTGATCCCATCCTTGTTGACTTCTCCACCAATTAACTGCATCTTGCATAGGATGAGGAATTATAAATGTTTTCTTGCCTATTTCGGACTTATCATCTAAAATGTAACTTTGTATATAGTCCTTGCAAACTTCATTATCGCTAGGATACGAAGAATAGGTTTTTCTAATTAACCATGTTTGACATAAAATCCTAAAAGCATTGACATCTTGAAAATAAAAATGTTCAGTCTTTGTCATCGGAATTAAAAGTTTAAAAAGGTTGTTGCCGCTGCGACGTTTTTTAGCAGCAAGGCTAGTAATATAGTCTATTACTTCGTTACCAGGCTTGAGTTGAGATCTTTTGGCAACAATTGCAAAATCTTGTACACCACCCGAAACTCCGTCTATAACAACTATTTTATGATAGATTTTTCCAGCATTTTCATGGATCCAATCACTACCAAAAAAAGCCATATCTGTTTTTCCTGCAAGTATTTTTTTAATTTCCTCGCATATGATAGAAATACTAGAGTCGGTAAACCAAACGTCTGTTCGCAATCTCATCACATAGGGTTCTGTGGTACGTTCACAGCTTCGATAAAAGTCCCAGACTTGAATTCCTCCGCCTTGCCCGCGACGATAAGCATTGTCGAGATTAGGGTCGCCTTCTTCAAACGGACAAACTCCGCGACCAGGATCATCTTTGGTAAACCAATAGACATTAATATCTATAATTTCTTTAAGACGATCAAACAGTTGTTGATGATTTTGTTTGACAATTTCTAAGTTATGTCTTTTATCACCAGTATAGAATATTGCCAATTTTTCTTTCATATAAAATCGCTTAAATTATCTTGATCTCTTTTTATATTTACAGCCACAGCCCGAGGCCAAGGATTAGCCTCGTTATAATCGTTTATCAACACACGCTTGGTATTTGGCAATCCAGAAATTAGTTTAAAGTCAACGAACCCTAGATCTTTTAACATGTCTTCTGTTATTGCATGTGTATTAGCATGACGTGCCGTAGTAAAGATAATTTGGCTACCGTTGGCAATTAATTCTTTAATACGTTTTATATTCTTTTCTAATATTACAGGAGGTTGTCCTAGTTCTAATCTTGACTGTGCTTTGATTATTGTTCCGTCGATGTCACAGAACAACACAGCCTTATCGTTATACTCGAACCATTCTTCTGCTGTGCCAACATCTACATAATTACTTACAGTGCTTTCTTTAAATATTGCACCACCGTTTAGGCATTCTTCAATGATGTGGCTGACAAAGATTTCTTTAACGTGTGCATCTTTTAATTTTTCAAACGCAGACATAAACATATCCGCTGATTCAAATTTATAACCACCTACACAAAACTTATCAGATACAACCTGCTTTTCAATAATACTGGTAATGATGCCCTGATCATTGGCCACAATAAAACTTTTACTTGCTAGTCGTTTTAGTATCTCGTGATCTCTGATATTCGAAACACAGACATAATTACCTTCTTGATAATCATGGTCGAAAAAACTATCGCAATCCTTGATTAGAAATTCTTCTGTAGTCAGTTCTGCCTGTTTTAGTATTTGATATACTGTGTCAGCAGGTCCTGTTGTTCTATTTTCTAAAATCACAACCTGTATGGCATCACCGTATTCGTTTTTAATATATTCGGCGGTGCTATGTTGGTCGTTGTGTTCTTTTAAGATACCTATGGTAATGTTATGCTTGCCTATAAATGATTCAAGCGATCGTTCAAACATATACTTGCCTTGAAAATCTGCAAGGATATATTTTGGACGCATATTAGGAAATCTCGTAGATAACCCGGCAGCCGGCATTATTATTTCCATAACAAATTGATTCCTTCTAATAAAAAGTTTCTTTCGAGAGTGTTAGGTTTGCTGTGCCTATATACTCTTAACAACATTAAGATCAACAGATAGTCGTTGTCGGCTTCTGGATATTGTTGTAATATTCGTTGTTGTATATGTTTGGTTTTTACATCTAGCATCACATTATCTTTTCTAGTAAACCAACCTAGTTCTAGATCTTGTCTTAATTTTGCAATATCAAATATGTATGAATCATATTCTATGGTTGCACAGTCAATAAGAAAGAATCCTCGATCAGTGGTAAAAATAATATTTTCTAATGTTAAATCGCCATGATAGTTTGAACTTGGCAACGTTTTAGGAAGACGTTCTAACAGTTGTTCACGACTAAATGGCAATTCGTCAAAACTAACTTCTTGTAATTTTTTAATATAAGTTTCTGTGTAATCTTTGTCTACAGCATTGCTAGAAAGTTTATCTAGGATAGACAAAATAAAGTCCAATAACTTTTCATAGTTGTTAGTTTTAAGATATGACTTAATATCTAACCCGTGCAGATATTCCATGTCAATCATTTTCTTTGACACTGTGTACATTTGGGGGAGAGGATAATCTGCAGACAGGGCCTGCATACGCTCAATGTTCCTAGATATGTTTCCTATCTTTCGTACAAAGAGTTTTTCGTGTTTCTGCATCAACAATATTTGATTTCCAGAAAACCCATATAACTCTTTAACTACCTTAGCAGCCATAATTAAAAATTGTCCTGTTGCCTTGCCTTATATATAGTCGAATGACCTTTTCTTCGTACGCCAGCAACGGGCGTTGTATAATAATAAAATGCAAGACTTCTTCTTACCCTATTATCAGGGCAAGTTAAAGGATCAGGGTGTCCGTGCCAAGAATGATTTGTAGTATTAAAAATTACAGTTGTATTTTTTCTCGGCGGAATTGATTTTTTAAGTCCCCCCATTTCGGTGTCCCACAAATCTAAATTTCCACCGTAATCATCCTGCCAATCATCATTCAAATATATTAATACATTAATTCGTCTATCTAAACTTGTTATAGGATGTATATTAAAATCTACATGCATTTTTAAAAAACCGCCTCGACGAATTTCGTGAGGGCCACCTCCTTCTAAATGCGGATCCGATTGTAGATTTTCAATGCCAGTTAATTTTTCTAAAAATACACAAAATTCTTTACTATTAAGTTCTTGACTAAATTCTTGAGTAGTTGGTTCAAATAAACCTAATTTTTCGGGCTGTCTAAAACTTAATTTTTGTAATGTAGTTCTATTATTTTTACCTGCCATGTGTTTTTCCATAGCAGGAAATTCATCGTGCATTTTTTGTAATATATTATTATCAAACAAATCAAATAACACTATATGGGAAAACGGCGAAGCATCTACGTATTCATTGTGACGTTCTTCGGCCAATTTATTAAACTTTTCTGGATCAAAATATTTCATGGTATTTTCTCATTTCATAGCAACAATTCTACTGTCATTGGGTGATTTTGCAAATTGATTTGCCTCCGAAGTCCATTCTGAAAATCCATTTTCTACAAATGTCTGACCTAAACTTTCTACACTATATCCCCAGCGATGAATCATAGATGGATGGTCGTATTTTAAATCATCATAAAAAAATACAAATAAGGTGCGTTTCATATCTTTTCGATCTTTTGATGTTAAAATTTTTGGATTGTTTACAATTTCTCTGCATGCCTTTAGCGTGTCTGGCCATTCGGTTACCACTCGTCCTCCTGGTTTAAGGATACGCAACCATTCTTTAAACATCTTTGGGATATCTTTTCTTGAAATGTGTTCAATCACATGGATAGATAGTATTTCATCAACTGTATTATCTGGGATTGGGAATGTTCCGGTGATATCTTGAACACACACTTCCGGAGTTGCCTGACTTCCGTCGACATTAATGTAACCGTCAAGCATAACTGGTCCGCATCCAAGGTGCAATTTGATTGGCAAATTATTTTTGATTTTTTCTTGTATTTTTTCATTAAGCATTTTTTGTTCCTAATTGGCGCCTAACTTCTTCTATGAATTGTTTAGATAGTACTTGCGCTGAATATTTTTCTTCAGTGTATTTTTGGCCTGCACGGATTCTTTCTAACGTCTTACCGGGATGTGCAAGAGCCCACTTAATACCAGCAATGTAATCATCCTGCCAAGTGTATGGTGCAAATTCTTCGTAACTAGCCAATGCTGTTGTAATGACAAATTTACCAGACATCAGACTGTCAATCAATCTATTTGCACTTTTTGTATCGGTTCTTGGATTATCTGTTTGCACAGGCATCAACACAATGTCACACTCAGATAACAATTGACCTTGTCGTTCCCAAGTCCATTCTTGCATATCAAGTTTATCAAAATTGATTCCGCTGATCTGTCCTTTGGTCTGTCGAAGGCTCATTTTACTGATCAGTCTATCTGTTTTAGCACTGATCATAGTGTATTTGTAATTGCCAATTTCTTTTTCTAAACGTTGCCAAATTTCTACAACAGGCAAAAATTTAAAACTTGATTGACTACCAAACCATAGCAATTTAATTTCTTTGCCAGGGTTAAAGTTTGGCTCGAGTTTGGGGCGTTCAAATGGATCTGGCATAACAATGCTGTCTCGACCGGTGTGATGCTTGGTACTCACTCCCATCTGCACACTGTTAACTGACACAAGATCTGCTAATTGACAACAGGGTTCGTATTCTTCTTTTTCTTCAAATTTATTATCGCAAAGATCGTAGATTGTTTTTGCACCGAGATCTTTAGCACGTTGAATGCTAGCAGGCTGACTACGTTTCAAAAATACCACGATGGTGGTTTTATCAACTTCGCTCCAATCAGTTAAAATTTTGGCATCGTATCCTTGATCAGCCAATGCTTGACATGTGACTTCTCCACGTAACCGATGACTAGCCCGTTTTGGTTTGTATGCATCACTGAAGAATCTAACTTTTATGGCATCCATTTTAATATCCAATCTTTTTTAACTTGTCCCACAACCTTATATCCCCAACGTTCTAACATTCTCACTGACGGAAGTTCAACCATGGCATCTTTGTATTCGTGTTTTTGTTGTTCAATGGCAAGTATAGGTTTATTTCGCAAAATAGTCTGTTCTGCACCTGCAAGTATTTCTTCCTCGAACCCTTCAACATCAATTTTAATCATATCGATGTTGTCAAAGTTAAAACTGTCAAGTGTCTTTAGCGGAATAGTGCCTTGCCCAATAGAACTAGTGTCAATATGGCTGTGGCCAGTGTTACCTTCAACAATATTCATGTTGATAAAACTTTCTTCACGACCCAGCGCACATGGATGCATAATATAGTTAGATTTCTTAACGTTACGTTCAAAACATTTACGAAATTCTTCCACAGGTTCAAATGCAATCACTTGATCAAAATGTTCTACAAGTTCGCAACTCCATAGTCCAACATTGGCTCCTATGTCTATACAAATTCTTCGAGAAGTTGACTCTGCTATTGCTAGTTCTCTGGCTCTCCATTGGTATCTTACCACACCATCATTCTTTAAACTCTTATCTAGCATTCTTGGAAAATGCGTATCGTAGTCTGGAAACCAGAATCCGTGAACTTGCTTCATTTAATCTTGCTCCAATATTGTTCTGTACGATTTACACGTAAATCTTGCCGCTTACTTTGACCATAAGTTTTTCTATCGCCTTTGAGATGGTCGAGGTATGCACCCCACTCACAATTTATCAACGGATGACCTTCGCCGGTTATCAAATGACCACTCCAGTCGAGTTCTTGTAGATTGTGATTTTTGCGAACTGCATCAAATACAAAACTGTCATGCCACTCGCCTAATTTAAAAATACCATTTTCTGCATCATCATAGAACATTTGGAAATCTTTTAAAAAATGCAAAGTGGGTTGACTCTGTAGATTCATTGCATACAAGCCACATTCACTAAATTTTCCTTTTCTTCCTAGAAAACATAAATCTTTCTCTGCTGGACATAGTCTTAGAATGGTGTCATAATTAATATCACTATGACATACCATGTCAGCGTCCATCCATAGTAACAAATCAGTGCTACAGGTTTTTGCACAATGGAAAATACTGTATACTTTGTGGCTAAATCTCACAGCATCCCATTTGAATGGTTTGTGTCGATCTTTTCTGCCTGCAAGATGAGGGATTCCAGAAATATCACCATTAGCCTTGGGAACATTCTTCCATT